TTACCGCTCCTGCTATAGTCTTATGATTTTTGTCTCGGTTAAGTGTTGCCATGGTTATTCTTTATGCCAAATTACTTCAAATTCTCGGTTACGCCTGTTGCCTGGCATTGTGTTCTGACATTGAATTATCCGACCTTCAATGTTGCTTAGTTCTTTCTCTAAGTCTTTATCAGTCTCCGCTATTACCTTTTTTATGTATATATCAGCCATGTTTTTATGCCGCTACGACATTCCCATCTTGTGAAAGGGGTGTCCATAGACAGTAATAAGTTAATTGACCAGCAGTTATAGGCGTAGCACCGATGGTCTGAATAATGTCTTGCCCGTTTCCTATAATCAAAATGCCAGGCAACGCTTCAACCTTTGTCGTAGGAGTTGAATCAGTGTAAATCTCATCAGTAGCTAATGTTGTAGCATCTGCAATTTGAGCAAGAACAACTGCTGTTGCGTTTGCAATACCTACTTCAAGTGTTCCTGCACCACTAATTGATAATCCACAAACACCAAATACTCGGACTGCAACCACTCCTGTTACTGTAAACAATGTAGTAGCTCCAACAGCTCCTGTGGTTAAGGTAGTGTAAGTAATCGCTTTTGAAGCAACCAGTCCAAGATTGGTTATAGGGACGAAGTTGCTATCTCTGTTGAAAAAATTGTCTATCATTTTAATTTAGTTTCAATCTTAGTTAATAATTCAACTGTTTTATCTGATTTCGTTTCAAGTCTTTTAAGCGTTTCATTCATTTCTGGTAATCCGTGTAAGTGATTTTCTTTGATTTCGGAAACTTCAGTCTTTCTTTGAATAAGCTGGTAGATGATGAAAAGAGCAAGAGCTACAGTCGCTATAGGGCTAAAGTTTTGCAGTATTGTCAATAGTTCCATCTTGTTTGAAGTCTTTAATCGCTTGTTCCAAAGACGCTCGGCGACTTGCTAATAATTTATGCTTGTCATCAAGCTTTTTATTCAAAACCTCAATGTTTTGTTTCTCTTTTTCAAGAATCCTAGCTTGCTCTTGGAGCTTGGATTCAACGACTGATAGGTCTTCTGTCCTTTTATTGAGCTTTGCCTCCCATGCCTTATTTTTCTCTTCAAGAAGAGAAAGCATATCCATAACTTTTAGATACATCTCTTCCAAGAAGCCTGAAAAGGTTGCGACTGTATTGGCAAATTGAGTAGTCTCGGCAAAATTCTTGTTGATTTGTGCCACTATTTCTCCACTCTGCTTGAATAGCTCATCAATCTTTTCAAGTGCTTCTTTTTCTCTCTGCGTGATGAATTCCGCAGTAGCTTTTTGGAGCTTATCAAGTGCCATCTTTGCCTCACCCACTTTATTCTGGGTGATTGAAAGCTCTCGTAAGCCGTCCATTCTTGCTTTATCTATTTGTTCTATTTGCATTAGCTTATAACAGGGCTTGCACCTGCCTCCTTAGAGCGTCTATGCGTATAAGCTATCCCAAGCTTTATACGAGAAGTTTCTCTAAGTTAATCTTTGATGCTCGTGAATCAAAAACTATTCCTCTTTTATTTAGTTCAGCTATGACTTCAGCCTTATCAGCATAGGTCTTAGCCTCAAACTTTTCTCCTGTGTCTTGATTAAGCTGTCTGACCTTGTCCATAAGGACATCAGTAGCTGACTTCGGAGACTCCTTCACTTCTTCATAGGCATTAGTGAGCATCTTTTCTTTAATAGCCTGATACTCGCTGTCTACCCATAAAGGCTTTCCTACTCCATTAGTGGTGTCCTTTTCAGACACATCGCACCTTTGAATGAAAATCTGTTGCGTTAGATGCTTCGCAAGATGATTTCCTATTGTTAACGGCAGAAGCATTGATTCTCCCTTCTTGACGAAGAAAGGGCGACCATCATACATCGCTCCCATTTCTGGGAGAAAATCAAAGTCTGTAATATTCGTAAACTTTACGATTTGGTAATCGCTATTGTTCATAACATTATAAAACTACATTACAAGGGCTTCGTTTTCCCCTGGCGGACTAATCGCCGCATACTGTCCCCCTCCGAAGAGAGAGACAGAAGCGATTATCAGACTAGCGGATAAAAGCACGAACGAGAGCACTTTGGTCAGCCGCCGCATTTGCGACAATGTCATAACCAAGGTTTTGAGCTGTAAGAGGGGCTTCTGTGATAACAGATACGATAACTTGTCCTACTGTGTCATCACCTGTGGTGAATCCAGCACCTACGACAAGAGTGTTACCTGTGATAACTGCACCATCTCCATCAGTCAAAGCCCAGCCAAAATCTCCTGTAGCGAAAGCAACTTGTGAGATGCCTTGGCACATTTGAAGCTTGCTGGTAACTGCTGACTTCGTAACATAAGACATAGTCATTATGGTGATGTCAGAATCTACAACCGAGAGAGCAGTCGCTAGGGCTGACTCTGGGTAAAGTTCTAAGGTATCGGTTGAGTTGGATTTGATTTTGAAAGTCTGACCTACGCCAGTTCCATCATCAACAACGCCAATACCGTCCTCAAATTGTCCGACAGTCCAGCCAGCAGAAGCCTTTGTAATAAAGACTCTGCGTCCTAGGGAGTCGGTAGATGAGCTTACAAGGTCAACAGACACAACAGCATTAGGGACGACTGCATTGCCCTTTGCAATAGCAGAAACAGCCTTAATGTATTGCCATTCTCGTCCGTCAGGAGTCATAGCTCTCTGACCGAGTTTGAAGGCTTGTGATGTTGAGACTTGTGTTGCGGTTTGAAACGAAATTTGGTTCATTTTGATATTTCAGGATTTCGGCTCTTAACCTAATCCAGTTCGTGAGTAGCACTCACTTAATTGTTAATTAGACTTGCTCTTCTTTGCGTTGTGCCAAAGTAACAGCTTCATCTGGGTTTCCATTTACATCTACTTCTTCTACTTCTACCTTTTTTGTTCTAGCCATATATTATGTTGCCGCAATAATCGCAAAACCTTGGTTTGCAGTATTTACAACAGGCATATTAACGAATAAATCTGTATAGACATCTGTCCAATCAGTAACGCCTTTGACCATACAGTCCTTGAGATAGATGAAGCCGTTTCCAGTTGCGGAAAGCTTCATAGCAATCGTCAAAGTTGTAGATGAGCCGTTAGTTGGGTTGGTGAAGATACAGTTTTCAAAGATAAGGAAGCGTTCATTACAGTTTCCTGTATCAGCCTTCACGAACAACGCACCTGCGTTATCAGCAAAGATTGGAAACAAACAATTTCGGAAGATGTTTCTTGCACAAGAACCTGTGAGCTCCAATGAAGCGTTAGCTACAGAGCGAGTTACAGTATCAAGTCCAAGAGTGCAACCTTCAAAAGTATTTTCCTCTGAAGCACTCAAAACCAAGCTTCTTCCTGCGGTGTCATCTCCAGTAGTATCGTTTCCGATACCAGCGAAGTGAACATTGCCGAAGTAGTTGTAGTGAGCACTCGTAAGTTTAAACAACACATTGTTATCCGTGAAGGAAGCAATGGTGATGTTTTGGAAGATACAGCCGTTGTTTGTCAAAGTGAAGCAGACTGCTCCAGCCAAATCAGAGAAGCTCATACCTGCCCTAGGGTTAGTTTGGGTAGGAGCGGCACTTCCAATAAGGTGGGTAAATCTCTTGTTCCAAACGATAGCTTGAGCCTCGGTTGTTCTTCCTGTGCCTCCTGTTGGAGAGATAAGAATAACATCGTGCTGTCCGCTTACTGCTTGGTCGTATGCCTTTTTAACAGTCGCATACGCATCGTTCTGTGCTGTTCCGCCATTGGCGGTGTCGCTTCCTGCTGTTGGGTCAACATAGATAATGTTTCCTACAGTTGGAAGATTCAGCATACCAGCGAGGTCAGATGGCAAAATCTTGTTGCCATAATTCAAAGCTGGAATAAAATCTCTAGCATTTCCCATAATTTTATGAGGTCTGGTGTAGTCTTTCGCTCACCGTAAACCTAAATTAAGTTCTGATAATTACTAAGACAAACCTGTCAACTGACCTTGTAGGCGTGGGTTCTCGGAAATGAAGTTACCTGCGTAAATCACATGACCGACTTCTGCCAACTGGTCAACTGGATTCATCATGTCTCGGAAGTTGAATCCAAGAGTAGATGGAACTCGTCCTGGCACGCCAGCAGGAACTCCGTCTGAAGTCTTCTTGAAGTTAACTTGCTTCAAACCAGCAGAAGCAAGGTTGATTCCCTTGAATCCGAAGTAGTTTGAATTGATGAGGAACATTTTGCCAGAAGGGACTTGTTCGTCCTTGATGACTGGTGTTCCACGGAAGAAGAGAACATCAAAGCCTTGAGTTCCAGCCAATCCTTGTGATTGAGGAACGAGACCGTATGCGTCCATTCTTGGGTAGCCGTTCTGGGTATAACCAGCACGGACGGTTGGAGTAAGCAAGCTCTCGTATGTAGACCAAATTGCTTTGGTTGTCATAATGTGAGATGGCTTATCAATACCGATTTCAACTGCGTTGTAAGCAGTCGCCAACTTTGTAAGAGTCAATACACCAGCAGATGCTAGGTAGTAACCGTTCAAAGATGGGTAAGTTGTTCTTGAAAGTCCTCCGTAAGTGGAGAAGTTAGTGCCGTCATCTGCCGCATTAGCGATAGAATCCCAGGAATTACCAACTCCGTTACCTGTATAGAGGTTTGCAGACATAAGCTGAATCAAAGATTGAGCTTGTGAATCAAATTCTGTCTCCATAAGGTCTAAAACTCTTTCGTCTCCTTGGTTCAAAACCATTTCAATGTTTGCAACAACGATAGGCTTGTAGGTCATCTTAGGGTTAAAGCTCATAGTTGTCCTTACATTTTGTCTGTCTGTATCAAGTTTATCAGCAATGCCAGTATTTCCACCGTTTGTAGAATCCTGATATTTGATGATGACTTGATATTGCGTTCCAGTCTTCCAAGACATAGCCTTCTGCAAGAAGTTCATCAATGCTGGTGAACCCTTAGAAATCGTGTCGTAGCAATTTGTTACTCCCTTTCGGGGGATAGAACATTTCTGTCTATCTCTGCCATTTCAGTTAGATTATAGTGGCAGTTCGGACTATCGCTTCACCTTTCGGTGTTTCTTCACTTAGTCTCTGCAAGTGTAATTCGTCCTCTTGTATTAAGTTTCCTTAATTCTTCAAAATATTGTGCTTGTCGCTCAAACTTGGCAAGATTGTTCTTCTTGCCTTTGCGACTAACACAAATTTCTTGAAATTCAATCAATAATTGTGCGTGTTTCTTCTTTATAATAAGAAATGGAGATACTTTTTTAAGACATTCGTAAGCCATTTGGCTGGCAATCGTCCAATGTATGCTGTCATTTCTATTATCAGAATTCTTATGGATTCCTATGTAGCCTCCAAATAACTTTTGCATTAACACTAATGCTTTTTCATTATCTGGCTTGTTAGCCATTCCTATAGTAATCCAAATTCGGTGATGAGTATGTCCGTGGCGAACAGCTCTCTTTAATGTCAGAGAACCTTCACCATCAAACATTCCTGCTACCCACGCTAGTATATTAGTGTCCATTACTGAACTATATACTATCTTATTGATTTATAAAAGGGCGATAACTTCTTGAGGGTTGCCCATCTCTGGGTGTTCCCCGTTAATCAGAAGAAATTTAACGAAAGCCTATCGGTTGACAACTTTCGGAACAATATATGTCCTTGTTACCGAAGTAACTGCTTCTGAAAATGTCATATTGTTATTTATTGTTTAATCCTTTGAAGATACTCCTGTGCAGACCTGTATTGACCCATTTCAACAGGGTCATAACCTTCGGACTTCTCAACTTTTCCAGCACCTACATTGACTGGATTTTCACGAGTTTTAAGGTTTCCCAGAACTCGCTTCTCCGTGTCTAATGCGACATTTTTAATGTCTCGCATATTAGTATAGGCGGCTTTCAAATCGGTGAAGCCATACTTATTAGCGTGTAAGAACAGAGCATTTTCATCAAGCTTCGGGTCTTCTTTCTTAATCTCCGAAATCTGACTACCTATTTCTGTCTCAATCGCTTTAAGCTTTTCAACCTTTTGGGTTTCACGGCTATCTATGTCTGCTAGAGCTTGTGCCTTGGCTATTTCAATAATCTCGGCATAAGTCTGCGGAACATAGTCAGGGTTCTGCCACTTAGGTTTCTCTTCATTGGGTCTGTTAATGTTCTTGTTTGACCGTTCTAGTTCCGCAAGTGTTTGCGACTTTCTAGTGTAGTCAGGAAGGAAATTATCTTTCCACTCCTTTTGCAGAGTTTCTGCATCTACTTTCCTACCATCTGGCAAATCGTAGAGCGTTGGCTCTGCTGCAGGAGTTTCATCTGCTGTAGGAGCTGGTGCTCCCTCCGTTGGAACGGCTGCAGGAGTTTCAGTTCCTGATAGCGTTCCTAAACCTTCTGTGTCTGTCATTTGTTTTACGACTGCCCCTTCATTAACTTGGTCTTGCGACTGAAAATGAATTGCTTGGTCAAACTAATGTTAATTAGTTTAATGACTTTTCGGTCAATTACTTATTATCTGTAACCCTTTTTTTCAGCTAATGCTCTTGCTCCTGCTGAAATTGCTGTTTTTACTATTGAAGGTCCCACTAATGGTGCAACTGCTTCTTTTATAACTGCTCCTTTCACTGCTCGTTGTGCAACTGACCGTCCTGGTTGAGTCATTTTCCTAGCTGCTGAAAATGCGATTGCTTCTGCTTGCTTCAAAGGAACTTTCTTGCCTCGGACTCCTTCGTGCATAACTTTGCTTATCTTATTTGATATGAATGTTTGTCGTGCGTTTTTCATTGTGGTAGTGCGTTAGGTTGTAATGGCGATGGAACTGCTCCTGGCTGTGGAACTTCCCCAGGAGGGACTGGCGGTGCTCCACCTGGAGGCGTTAACCCGACATCAACTGGAGCAACATTGAGTCCTACTGCTGACACAGGGTCTAGCTTGTAAGCCACAGCGTTCTTAGAGAGTTCTTTAGGATTGTCATAACCTGCGATTTCAAGGTAATCAGGAGGAGAAATAAATCCTGCGGCGACATCGTTTTGGGCTTGCTGATACTTGAATACTCGGTCTTCAGGAAGAGTCTTGCCTGCGATAACTGTTACTTCTGTGCCGTCCATGAAATCATCTTGTATGATTGACAGAATCTTGATTGCGTTGTCCTTTCCAAGAGTCTTAGCATAGTGATGTTCGGTATAACCAACCTTAGCGAGCTGGTAAAACCAGTTGAATACTTCATTAGATACATAGTCCACAACTTGAGTGAGCTCGTTGAGACGAAGCATGGACTGCTCAATCATCGCCAAGCGTCCAGCTTTAGTTTCAGTTCCTTCTCTTTCGCCTCGGAAAGCAGACGAAGCCGCCATTAAGTTATCAATCTCGCTTCGGGAATCAATCATGTCTTCGTATAAGAAAGATGGAAGAGCTACGCCTGTTTCACGAGCCACACCTTGCACGACTCCTTTGCCCCAGATGATACCTTTAGCCTCATAAAGAAGCTTTTGAGCATCTGACTTAGACATGGTGTTGGAATCAACTTTAATAATTCCGTTCATAAGTTCAGCATTGTTATCAAACTGCCTCTTCCTGCGGTCTACACCTTCCTGTAAAGGAATAGCTTGCTGAATCATGTCTGTCTGACCGATTGGAGAGTTTTCGTTGTTAAAGATAGTAGCGAAGATATAGGGCTTGCGTGGAGTGTCAAAGTGATTGAACTTATAAGACTCAAAAGGGATAGGAACTTCAAGTTCTAATGCTTGAGATGCGAGTTCTTTTCTAGCACCTTGTTCACCTTTAATCATCGTCATTTGTTCTCTGCGTGCATCACCTTCTACTGTGCCCAAGAGTTTAGACTCTTCTTCAGTTATTAAAATACCGTCCCAATCCCAATAAGGATTACGCATCTTGCCAAGGATAATGTTGTTGTATTTGAAGCAGACATAATCTCTAATCCATGCTTCCTTGTATTTAATAGTTGGATTGGCAATATACATTTCCTGCTCATCTTTATAGCCAAACTCCTTCATCAAGTCTTTAGCTTTTTCAGGGAATTTCTTGGAAACATTTTCTAAAGTGTCAGAGATTTCTTCTATAACGAATTCAGATTCAGACTCATTCTTAGCTGACTTAGATACACGGATATTGCGTGGGTCTACAGCTTTTAGATTAAAGTCATTGAGCTTGTTATCCCAATAGGGCTTCATCACAATAAGGCGTGAGAAGTAGAGATTTCTTAATCCCATACGCATAGATTCTTTAACATTAAGGGCATCAAACTTATGGCGGAAGAACTTTTCTTGAAGCAGAGCAAGCTCCTTAGCAGTCGGAGTTTCTCGGTTAGGAGTGATATTTACTTGGGGCTGATTGCCTATAAGAGAGTTGATAACGGCTTCCACATTCACGAAGATACGGTTAGCACGGACACGAGAATGTTTAACGGGAACAGTAGTGAGCCAACCAGGATTATTTTTATATGCCTTTAGATTCTCCTCATACATCTTGATAACGGTGTCCCAAATAGATTCCGATTGTTTCCATCGGTTATCAATTAACTGATTGAGTTGTAAGTCAGATAAATCTTTTATATACATATAAAAAAGCGGACTCCCAAAAAGGGAAATCCGCCAAAATGTCTGGTTAGGAATTACATATAAATTATAATACACATATCGTAAAACAGCAAACAAGTAAAATCTGTTGGTAACCCCCTATGCTGTGGATATCTTTTTATGATGCTCTTTATGATGTAATGAGCACAACCATCTTACCTCTAAAGGCTTTAAGTAGTCTTCGTGATGAGCTTGAGCATTGGGTTTATTACAAACTTCACAATTCCCCCGTATAATTACACCTTTTTCAATAGCCCATCTCACCGCCATACGAGCTTTTACCTTTTCAGGGTATCTTTTTTTTGAATTTGCTTCATTATGATAACCATTTTCTTTTCTCCACTTTCTATTATATTCCCTAGAATAATCCCGAATTTTCTTTGCATTTTTCTTCTTATACTCACGATACCAATTCAAATAATCTTCGTGAGTCTCAAATTGTGCAGGATTAGGCATATACCCATTATATACCCTCAATAACTTTTGTAAATAACTATTTTCTGTAAACTACCTCTTCAATAATGATATTCTGCACCTGACCATTGGCAATGTTCAAAATAGCTTTGCCGAACTGCATATAAAACACCTTAGCCTCAATGATTGGAGAGAGGTTTTTGTAGTTCTTTTGAAACTCCAAGAATTGATTGGATTCAAAGTCATCTAAATATACAGCTATTTTTTCATTTATTACTCCCATTTGTTATTTATTCTTATAGCTTCTGCTAAATCTCCGACTGTGTTATCTCGTCCAATCAACTGGAAATCTTCCTTCTTTTCAGCAAATAATACGCCATTTCCCTTAGTCAAAGTAGCTAAATAGTAATAAAGAGTAGCAAAGCAATAGTGGTCTTGTCCTGTCGTAGACTCCCATTTATAGCTCTCAATACCCCTATTATTGGTCTCTTTTATGCGTCTCAAGGTCTCCCAATGCTTGATGTAATCCCTGAAATCTTGGTTAGATTCCACGCCGAAGAGAATTTTAGCCTGGAGTATCTCATCAATGAGCTGGTCTAAGACTCTGTTCCTGTTGGAGTAAACAATGCCTTGTTTATCATTTTCGCCCCACCAAACAATCGTCTGCGGATTGGCTGTGTTCTCCTGAAAGAAAGACATTTGAGCGTTCAGATAGTTGTTCACGAAGTAGCGAGACATCGTGTTATCAGGCATCGCATCAATGACCAACACAGGCTTATAATGCACCATCATATCGTCTAGTTCAGCCCATTTATCAAACCTTCCGACCTTGAGCACGCCTTTCTCTGAACCCAGAACATAGTGCTTTATGTTGCCCACATCAACACCCAAGTAGTAGTTTCCAGTATTCAAGTCCTTCGGTGTCCAGTTATCCAGGATTGTGCTCTTAGAGATGCGAAGGTCTCCAGGGTTATAAGGCTCTCCGAGAACGAAGTTAAAGAAGTATTCTTGGTCGCCTTGAGAGTCTTTGATGACTTCATCAGCACTAATCCAAGATGCCATAAGCAATGAGATGTGATAGCCAGACTTCTCTGATTCAGGCTTTTGAGCAACCCATCTTCCTTGTCGCCTCACATCATTGGAGATTTCTACCTTGCAAAACTGGCACTGAAAGCACTTCTTCACTAGATTCAATGACGCAGGGAATGAGAGGATTTGGTCTACCTTGCACGCTGGACAGTTTATAGTCCACTCCTTCTGGTCTGATTCCTGCCAAGCATTATCCACTACTCCTTTCTCTGTAGTCGGGTTAGAGAATATCCATCTGCCCTTATACCAGCTCGCTTTCGTCCTGGATTTGTAGGTCTCAAGAGTCTTCTGGTCAGAGCGGTCAGCTTCATCGTGAACAAGCAGGTCAGCAGAGGTCATAATCGCCGCCGTCTTAGATACAGTTCCTTTGAAGAATAGAAAACGATTGTTCAGCTCCTTACGCTCCACATTATCCACTGGCATACCTTTGAATTCGTGATGGTTAGCCTGGATTATCTTATTAGTCTTGGAAGTAACGAACTCATTAACATCAGAGTCAGTCGGGAAGGTATAGATGCAGTTAAATCCAAAGTTCTTAATGGCAAAGAGCACTTTAAGATTAAAGGTTACAGAACCTCCAATCTGGGCACATTTCTTCACTACTATATCTTTATTCCAATCCGTGAGTATGTCTAACAGCCAAGGACGGTCATAGTATTCCAATGGGTCGCCTTTTTCATTCAAAATGCCCTTTTTTAGCACCCAAGAAAGGATAGAAATTTCCTCTAAACTATGTGCTTGTGATGAGTTTTTTTCCATAAGTATCAGTTGTTTTGTGGCAAGGACGACATAAGGTTCTGCCATTCCTTAGACTCCATAACTCCCTGCAATTTAATGCTTCTTCTACTGTCTTGATATTATTCTCTGACAATATAACTGAAAATGCCTTAATGTGGTCAGGAGCTAATTCTTTGCCTCTTTCCTTACACCAAATACAGGTGTAGTTGTCTCTTTCAAAGAGTATCTTTCTCCAATTCTTATACTCAATCGTGTTCTTTATAGCTTTAGCTAGAGCAGTTCTTCCGCCTCTCCACCAATGACTCTTCTTTCCTTTATGAGCCAACCCTATATTCTTCCTATGCTCATCTGTCATAGGAGGCTTCTTCTTCCCTTTATGAGCTAAGCCAATATTAAGACGATGCTTGAGAGATAAAGTCCTTCCCTTTAATTTGAGGCTAATCTTCTCATTTCTTTGTTTTGTTACATACTTTTCAAAAACATAAGACTGTCTTATATTCGTCTTATGTTGTTCAGAAAGAACTTTCCCTAAATGAGCTTTGCTTAAAACCTCTCTACATTCTTTTGTTCTTACATAGATTCCTTTGGGCATATATTGATTATATACCCTTCTTGTTTACTATCCTACTTGTTTCTCTTCGGATTCATTGACTATGACTGTATCAACCGTTATGAGCGTTGAAGCTATAGAGATAGCTGATTCAAGTGCTAGTCTTGTTACCTTTACTGGGTCTAATACGCCTGATTCCAATAGGTTGCAGAAGTCTTTTGTCTTAAAGTTAAAGCCATAGTTCCTGACTCTTTGGACTCTTTCAAGCAAGCCATCAGTCTTAGGCTGTCGGCGTAATAATTTCTCTTTCCATGTCCTCTTATCAAACATTCCAGCATTAACAGCCATCTGTCTGAATGGAACTGTGAGAGCTTCTTGAAACATTTTATCCTTCATCGTCTTAGCAATGAAAGCTAGAGCTGTTCCTCCGCCAGCTACAACTCCTTCTTCAAGTGCCGCCTTAGTAGCGTTCACAGCATCTTCAGTCTTATACTTCTTAGCCTTGCGTTCAGTATCAGAGAAAGCACCAACCTTGATGACTCCGATGCCTCCTGTAAGTCCTGCGAGCCTTTCCTTGAGGATTTGCTTATCATACTCGCCTGTTGCTTCTTTAATCTCTGCTTCAAGCTTCTGTGCTCGGAGGTTTATCTGTTCCTGGTCTCCTGCACCTCCGACAATAGTCGTGTTGTCCTTAGAGACGATAACCTTTTGAGCCTTACCGCATAGATTGAAGCCACAATTCTCTAGCTTCATGCCAGCCTCTTCAGAGATGACCGTAGCTCCTGTAAGCAATGCAATGTCATTCAAGAACTCTTTATTTCTCTGCCCTGTGAATGGAGCTTGCACGCAAGCAATGTTAAAGGCTTTGCGTTGGTGGTTGATGACCAATGAAGCAAAAGCTTCTCCTTCAATAGCGTCAGCAATAAGCAGAATATTAGTATTGCCAGTAGTGAGGATTGATTCAAGAATAGATTTGATGTGGTCATTTATAGAGACCTTCCTGTCAATCAAGATAATATGAGGATTCTCCAATACTGACTGTGCCTTCTCTTGGCTGTTAATGAAGTAAGGGGAAACGAATCCTTTGTTAAATCTCATGCCTTTGACCACTTCACTTGCATAGCCAATACCATGATTATCTTCAACCGTTATGATGCCTTTGTGTCCAATCTGTCTGAAGATGTCAGCGATGAGCCTGCCCATTTCAGAGTCCAAGCATGAGAGAGTAGCAATGCGTTCAATGTCCTTATCCTTGATGTTCTCTTTGATGAGAGAGAGCTTTCCAAGAACTTCTTTTAGCCCTGCTTGTAGCCTTTCTTGGACTTCTCGGCTCTTACTGGAATCGTTGCCGATTTCTTTGAGAGCTTGTTCAATAAAGGCTTGACCCAATACCGTTGCAGTAGATGTTCCATCTCCAGCTTCGTCATTTGCCCTTTGTGCAATCTTGCGGATAAGTTGTGCTCCAACATTTTCATATTTGTCTTTGAATTCTATGTTCTTTAAGACGGTGATGCCGTCATCGCTGATAATAGGGTCAAATCCACCATACTCAATGATGGCTGATTTGCCAACTGCTCCGAGCGTAGGACGGACAGCGTTTGCCGCCTGGTCTATACCTTTCTTAATCTTTAACTTAGCCTTTAAGCCTATTTCAATTAGTTTTGCCATATATTTAATCTAAAATCGCAATTATGTCTTCGCTTTTAATAATCTTGACCTTTTCGCCATCTAAAATGTATTCCTCTCCAGCATACTTGGAGACAAGAACCTTGTCTCCCATCTTAAATAACCAGCCTTTATCTTCACTCCAATCTGGCAATCCAGCAATGACACCTTCAGCAAGAATCTGGTCTAATGGCTCTGACAATGATACGCCCGTCTCTTTCTTTTCCGCTTTCTTTATTAAAATGTTATATCCTAGTAGTTTCATTGTTTTTGTTTAGTTATTTTTAATAATTTCCAGCCATAAGTATCGGTCTTCTTATGGCAATCTACGCATAGTGTCCTGCCGTTATCTATGGCAAATCTCACTTCAGGGAATAGGGCGAAAGGTTTGATGTGGTCGGCGTTCAGATAGATTCCCTTTCTTTTACACCAGATACAAGTATAGTTATCCCGTTTGAAGACCGCTTCACGCCATAATCTATACTCAAGTGAAGCTCTTATCTGCTTATTGATTGAGGATAATCCTCCTCTCCAATTAGCTGACTTCTCACCCTTATGGGCTTCACTCATTCGTTTCCTAGATTCAAGGCTTCTTTTTTTACCAAAATATGGGTGATTTTCGCCTGTATATTTAGCCACTCTCTTAGCTATTGTTTCCTTTGATTGCTTCTTACCAAACATCGGATTCTTATTCCCCATTCTACTCTCGCTAATCTTTTGCCTGACTTCTGGTCTCTTAGCTGGGTTGTTATCTCCTTTAATCATATAGGCTTATTATAAAGCATATTGAACCCAGATTGATGCGGTTGCAGAAGGTCTCTATAGTTATCTATCCTGTCTCTTTTGACCTTAAAAGACAGCTTATAATAAGAGTCTCTCCATTTATCGGTTATCAATCGTTTCAATGTTCGCTTGCACTTGGGGCATTTGCTGGCAAAGTAGCTTATCTTCTGCGAGCTGTTAGTCCAATCTGACTCAATGACTTTGACGCTGTAAGCTCCATACTCAATCTTATCGTCCTCGCACCAATAGTTTTGAATGAACTGGTCTGAAGCTTTGATGGTCTCGTTTCTCTCATTCCGTTCCTTGTCTCTCATCTTCTGAATCTCTCGGAATTGAGCTCGTTCATCAAGCCTGCTTATTAAATCCTTTACTTGGTAATGTTCGCTCATTTTTCTGTTTTTACTAGCTTAATGTTTCTAACTTCTCCACAATATTTGCAGAACAAAGTAATCCAAGAAGCTTGGCTTCCATATTCATCATAAAGACCTGCTATTCCATGACGACCTCTTGCTTGTATAAAATCGTGGTTTAATTTACAGCTCATTTTAAGTTCTTTATCTTATTCATAAAACCTTTCCAGCCTAGCGTTTCATCTCTGTGGTATTTATCAATCTGTTCTTGGTCAGGTTCAGCAATGAAGACAGCGTTTCCGTTGCCTTTCTCTGGGACTTCAAGCTTCTCAATCTCTTCTAAAGCTTCAAGCTTATCCGTTAGATTCCAAGCCCTCTTTAGTCTTGTTATTCTGTTAAGCATTGTTAGTTTTATCATAAATCCTATGACACGGAACGCACAATGAAATATAATCCTCCAGCACCCTGCGATATTTATGGTCTATATTTGCCCATTGATAAGCCCTTTTCTCTTTCTTTCCACACATCTCACAATGGCTTGGCTTACCTTTCCATCGCTTAACCCAAGAATGAATAGCAAAATAACCAGCCTTATCTCCTTTCCACATACCACTTAGCTTGCCTGTTACAAAGAACTTCCTTTTGTCTATAGTCTCTTGAGATTGCTTCAATCCCTTGTGAGCATTACTTATATTCTTTCTACCCTCTTCAGATACCTTCCATTTCTTCACTCTCTTATAAACCCCTGTTCCTTTATGCGGAACTCGTAGCTTGCTCTTATGATATTCAGTTCTTTTATAATATCCTGTTGGCATACTTATTCTGGTTTATTTTCCTTAGTTAACATTGATTTGATTCGGTCTTCCATTGTCTTCACTTCATTCTGAACTGTCTTATTGAAGAAGAAGTTGTAAGTGTTTCCGCCTACATTCTTCTCTGGCAGTTCTGTGATTCCGTAAATGGCTGTAGCGTGCTTTAGTCCTTTGTCTATTGCTGTGTAATCATCTTGTCCTAATTTGTCTGTAGCTTCTAAAAGAACATCAATTTTCTCGGCAATTTTCTGTGGGTTTATTCCTTGCAGTTCCAAAGCTTTCCGCAATCCAATTTCAGCTAAAGCTTCCTTAAAACCAGGGCTCTCTAATATACGACTTGGCTGTTCCGCAACCCCTTTTGCATATCCAACATTTTCTAACACTTGTCCAGTAGGTAAAGGCTTATCTTTTAATAGGTTTTTCACCAATTCTTTAGCCGTCTTTCTCTGCCTGGGTGTAGGACTTCTATTAGGTTTTTGGGGAACTATCGGATTTGTCATTTGTAGCTAGGAATGGAGATTTAATGCTTTTATTCTTGAATACATCTAAGCGAGCTTTGATTGTTCCTTCTTGAGAGAGATAAGCCATCGGAACGAAAACTACAGAATATTTGTTGATGATGACTTCCATCTCTTTCTCAAACGCATCTTTCTCTTCTTTGGTCATCGGAGCAATTTCAATTTTGTGTTGTGGTTCAGCCATATTAGATAATTATACACCAAAATGATTCCGTCAACAAACAATCAATTCTGTGGATAACAAAAAAGCCCCCTGTAGGGGGACTTCTTTGCTAAACGCTCTGCTACCAAATTATAGCAACTACAAGGAGGAAAGCAAGGACAATAAAAACCATTCCTAAGCGTCTCTCTTCATTCTTTAAGGCTTTTTTAGCCAGTTTTTCTTCTGAATATCGTGCCATGTGATTATCTTCTTAAATGACTAAGACACTTATCGCAGGGGTGATTAGGATAGCGAGCATCAACCATCTCGCCTGATAAGCAGTTTCTAATTGGGCATTTTACAGTTTCCATTAGACAAGGAAGAAATGCCAGATTGCTAATACGATGAGGAAAACGATTATAGTGAGTATCATAGCTTTATTTGAAGACTAACCAGGCTACCAGGAATCCCAATGAAAACCAGATAGCGTAGTCAATCACGATTATAATTATAAGGTTTTTTGTTTTCATGGTGTTATTTGGTTAATTTTTTGCTTAATTTATAATTTTGATAACTATTTCTTCTTTTCTCCCAAAAAACTGGGTCATTTTTATGTTTTTCATAATACTTCCTTGCGTAATCTCTCCTCTTTTCTGTAAAAGCCACAGGGTTTTCTTTATTTACATGACAACATTGACTAGAACAAAACTTTTTTTTAATAGAAGCCCTTACTTGGAATGACTTACTACATCTTGGGCATTCTTTATTGGGTTGGGAATTTATTTTAATAAAACATTCAACACATACATACCAGTCGTTAGCTTGTATCATTCTTCTATTACATCTTGGGCATTCTTTATTGGGTTGGGGCATAGGGGTGTTAGTTAAAATCTTTATGCTTTATCTTTGTAATAAGTCTCTCTCCTTGTCTAGTTTTTAATTCAGTCTTTGGACGAGCAACTATTCCCTCTGCGGTAAAATCTCCCCATTGTGATTTGATTCCTTTTCTAGTCATGTCAATAGCTTCCATTAAAGTTCCTTCTCCAATAATAGGCACGACCTTGATACCGAAATGTTTAGCAATATCTTCCACATCTTCTCGTTGAAGCCACCAATCACCAATCTTTACATCAAATAAAACAAAATCGTGTCCATTTGGGATATATAACTTCCCAGCGGATTGGATTTTATGACCATAGCCTTCTCCATATAAGCAAACTTCAACAGGGTTAGAGCCAAACTTTTCAATAAACAGTTGTCTTTTGACTGTTCCCTCAAAGAGTTCTTGGAGTTTATAGAGCAAGTGCATAGGCATTTGGGCGTCTTCTGATTTTCCAGCAAAAACTACCTGTGAACCATTCCAAATGACACGGGTATTAGTCCCATCTACTTTTTCAGTAAAAACCCATTGATTATCTTTTAGGAAATCAAATTCAGGCATAACCCAATCACCCTCAATGATTTTCTTAGTCTTCTCATGTCTTTTAAAACAAGTTTGTATTTTGTGATATTGTTTCATATTCTCTTTCTTCATTAGTTATTGATTAGGGTTAGTAAGGTGAATTTGACAAGGAAACGCTGGGTCAAATCCATTTTCTCTCATTGATTTATCCTTATCGCATCTACATTTTTTATTATATTCTTCATCTAAATACTTTTCAATAGCCATAAAGTGTCTAGCAGGATAACCATATTGAGTAAATAATTCATCTTGTAATTCTCTTATTCTATCGCTTGGTTTCATATCTTTATTTTATTTTATATTATCTTGTAAAGAAAGCCAGTTCATATGTTATTTAATTTAATATTTGTTGCAAGAATCCCAAAAATAATAATACCGATTACTAAACTTTCTGCACCTAAGTACCATAACCACCCCATTGCAAAGGAAGAAATCAATGAACCTGTTAACTGAAACCAATTTGGTTGAATATTCTTTTTCATCTTGTTTTCTTTAGGTCTGATAATCTTTTATTTATAATGTCTATGTATTCGGGTGAGATTTCTATACCTATGTAATTTCTATTATTTTTCTTTGCCATTTTTAGTGTCGTTCCACTTCCTGCCATTGGGTCTAGGATTGTATCTCCTTCGTTACTCCATGATAGAATGTGGTCTTCTGCTAGTTTTTCAGGAAAGTTTGCTGGGTGTTGGTGTCCATATTCATCTGTATGTGATTTATTAAAACCAGAATTTATATCCCATATATTAAAACGATAACCAAATTCTTTTATTTTTCTACCAGTATGATTTCTTTCGGCGGATGTTTTTACTAGTGTTCCATCTTTTTGTCTTAGTGTAGAAGATTTTATTATATCTCCACCACATCTATTTTTTCTATCCTGTATTGGGTTAAAGGTTTTTATATCTCCTTTAGTAAAAATAAACATATACTCAAAAACATTATAGTATCTAGTTTTATCAGGAAATGGACATTTACCTTTGTTATATATCATTGTATCGTGTAAATTAAATCCTATTTCCTTAAAATATAATGCTTGCTTAAAACTTGTTCCACTTTCACTTCCTTTAATTGTGGCATCTCCTACTACCCAAACCACTACCCCACCATCTTTTACTACACGATATAATTCTTTGGCAATTCCTTCAAAATCAAAAGTATATCCTTTGTAATCTCTCAAGTTATCATAAGGTGGAGAAGTCAAAACCATATCAATACTATTACTTTTAATGTGTTGCATTAAATCAAGGCAGTCTGCATTATAAATACAGTTTTCTAATACACCTTCCTTTTCTGCGTCTTTAACAGTTTTTATCATAAATAATTTTGCCTATTTTTAACATTTCTTCTATTTAATTGCTGTTGCTTTTTGGTCGCCCAACGGCAATTTCCCTTGTGATAGTTTCCGTCATTGTTAATTCGGTCAAGAGAGGTATTTCTTCCTCCATATCCCTTGCAATGTCTTAAAAAAGATTTCCACATATCTTTCTTAAAATCCTCATAAAGCCCCCAAAGGCATTTGATACCCCTACCACCATAATTTTTATATCCCAGATTCTTTGGATTATTACACCTTGAAAGCATATTTATCCAAGCGGTATAAAACTTTATTTCTAATGGGTTAAGATTTGGTCTCATTGTTGAATAGTTTAATAATTTTGTCTTTGGTTTCTTTTAAGCAACGATTCCAACCTATATAAAAATCTAATTCATTTTTTGACCACGCTTTTATATCTTGACTTGCTTCCTTTGGCAAACTATCCAATACCCGCCTCTTTAAATCTTGGGATTGGAGGGAGAGGAGGTGAATTTTTATTTTTAGATATGTAGATTTAAAAGCTATAAAAATCTTTTCATCACCCAATGCTGACCTTTCTATACTTTTTGGAAGTGCTTTAGCCATCTCATCCCAAAAAACTGCAAGTTCACTATCTTCTTTTTGTTTTACTTCCCAGTCTTCGTTATTGGGGGAGGGTTCGTGTAATTTCATATTTGATTCCATATCCTCACTACAACCTGCACACTTACCTCCGTGAGTTATTTCATGCTCACATTCGTTCTGCGGAGTATTTTCGTGCTTTGCCAGTTCCTTGAAGCTATCTTTGTATTCTTCAAAGACTTTCTCTATATTTTGTTTAATACCAAACTTCTTCTCTGGTTCTTGTTTCATATTATGGGGTTAGTTACATTTAATACATACTTCCTCAGCAGGGTGGTGGGGATAACTCTACTTTATAATAAACTCTTCTGGCTTTACTCCGTTCTTTCTTCGGTAATGCTCCCTAGCCTTCTTTCTATTAGCCTCTACATTCTTTTTAGCCCAGACAGCGTTCTTGGCATTAAGGCACTTTTTACAGTATGAGGTATAGTAAATCTTCAGGACTATTCTGAATTCCTTTACTGACTTCCGTTTATTACAGCTTTTGCAAATCTTTGAGTTTTTGGTTGTATTCTGTGATTTTGTCTTCATAATCTTGTATCGTATAATCTTGTATCGTCCATTTGTTAATTTGATTCTTTATCCCATAAAGCTCATCTACTGTTTCTTTGCCTAGTTTTTGACCATAAGCCCATATATTTCCGCTTTGATTGATATTACAGTTATAACATTGGGCATTGACATTTTTCTCATTAAAATAAAGGGCAACTCCGCCGATTGATTTTGAAATAAAATGCCCAGCGTGCATACCTACTCCTTCTCCTTTTCTTCCACAAGTAAAGCAGATATATTTATCTCTCTCCCGAATGAACTTAGAAAAGACTGTCCATAGTTTTTTCTTCAACAGGCTTATTGTCGGTTTTCTCATTACCCTTATTATAACTTTTTTTCTGTATAGAGGGAACTAATCCTGCCTGTGAAGCTTTTGGGCGACTCCTGTTCTTCTTATTCTTTTGTGCTCCTGTTCCGTGGCTCATTTTAGTTTGCTTTTAATTGATTCAATAATCTTCTCCATTTTCTCATTCTTAAAACTTTCAAATGTCCCAATAAACTTCCTTGCTTCTGACTCCTGTTTATACCAAACGAATAGGACTGCTCTAAGTCGTTCACTTGGGGTTTTTTCTTCAATCTCTGCTCGTTCTGTTGGTATCTCTGGTAATTGGTCTTGATTGGGGGCAAGAGCAATCCACATCTCATCTCCTTCTAAAGACATGAGGCTTAGGATTTCATCCGACCCTAATTCACGAGTCTCAAAGCTAAGTTTGACTGACTTATCTTTACGGCGTGAAACTGGATTTAATATGGCAGGAAGGATTATTTTCATTTTAAGTCTCCCTCCATATTAAAGTCAAAGACATTCTTTTTGTTCCTAGCCTCATGGTTCATTTTCATAACTTTAAGTGTCATAGTCATTAAGCTTTCAATACACTCATTTTGAAAATCACTACCACTCTCTATCCAAATGTCTATTTTTAATTGTTTAGGTTTTTTGGATTTCATAATTACATTCCCTCAAATGGGTCTTCATCCATAGGAAAAGGAATCGGGTCACCATTACTCGTCTTCATGTCGCTTTCCCTTCTTTTAACCGTTGTAAGAGACTTCTGCCATTCCTCTAATTTCCTTACTCGGTTTTCTAGCTGGAACATCTGCTCGTTAGTTTTGTCGTCTTTCTTTGGGAGCTTGAAGTCCCAGTAAGTCTTGCCTTCCCATTCCCTTGAGCTTCGTGTGCCTTCTAAGACTTCGCCGACCTTTCTGCCACCGCCCCAGACATCGTGCCAAAGCGTTCCATATTCCTTAAACTGTATTCCTTGTTTCTTTTTAAGGCCGAATTTTGTCTGTATTTCTTTGTCTGACCCTGCTGCTGCGATTGTAAGTTTTTCCATATTGTTTTTATTTATTCTGATAACGATAAACTAATAAACACGCCTCAAAAATATCACGCAATTCTTTTGTATTATATCTAACCTCTGGCTTAAACTTCTTAGCTCCGAAAGGAAAGACATAATAGGCGTCAATTTTTTGAGGTTTCAAAACTTGTTTCCCGTCTGGCGTGAATGCTCCGTTTTCTGATTGCTGAATGTCATACCCCGAAATTTGGTAGAAATGACTTTCGTATGCTTCTTTCGCAGACTTGAAGTCTAGTAAGCATATTTTTCCGTCTTTCAATTTACACATAGCGTCAAAAATTCCACCTGTCCACATACGCTCCGAGTATACATTTCCTTCTGACCATAAAAATTTCTCTACATTTTCAACCGCCCATTCAGAAAATGCTATCACATAAGGATTATCTGTATTTGTGAGTCGCACTCCTTCTTCTTCCATACACATTTTTACATAACTCTCTAAAAGTTGATGTAAGTCTGTCCCAGCCGTAGCCGAAGTCTTTAACTTTACGCTATGGGCTTTATATGCCTCGTCTAGGAGCTTCAGATAGGCTTCGGGGGTCATTCCTTTAATTTCCTCTAAACTCTTCGTAGCAGAGCTATTACGAGCTTCAGGAGTATTCTCTTTGGCACTTACCCAACCTAATTTACCAACTGCTTGTCCTGAAGCCCACCAAGTAAGCACTTTCATTAGAACCCCAATCACAGAAGAAGTACCCAATAAAGGCTTACCATCAAATTCATGCCTATGTTCTCCTTTTGAATCTAAATATTTATACATTTTTAATTTCTTGCAAAGCTTTTAATAATCCCCGTAAAGATTCGTTGTGAGATTCCATCATGGCTACGACCTCATCCATGTCTTTTTTCCAGTATTCTATCTTAGCGGAGGTGTCTTTAAGAGTATTGATAATTTGTTTATCCATTTGTTTGTTTTCGTTTAATCTCATCAAGTTTTACCTCAATGCGTGCAAGTGCCTCTATTGTCTCCTTCATAAACTCCAAGTCTGTGTTAGTCATATTTTTTGCTTTTATTGATAATACCTTAATATTAGCAAACTATTAGTTATTGTCAAGTGGGGATAACTTAGAGTTTATAGCACCTGATATTTTTCTCTCTTTCGGTGTAATAATGCCACCAGACTACATATCCTTTAGAACAGACGACATACATAATCTTCCTTAAATCTAAGGGTTGGTCGCACATTGCACAGTTTCTTTCTTTAATAGCTTCTTCAACTATTTTTGAAAGAGTAGTGATTTTTTCCCATCTGCCGCTGTCTACTTCTATGGCTTGAGTCATATTATTTTTTCTTTATTTTTAGAGCTCCAAAGAAGCATCGGCTGAAACTTCCTTTTTTGCTCTTATATTCTAAGCATTTCTTATAAAAATCCTTCAAGTGGTCGTAATCCTTAATGTGAATCAGCTTCATATTCACTCCTATCCAGGGAATATCAAAACCCTCTCGGTTTAATTGTTGCTGAAAAGACTTAATCAAATCACTTCTAGGATTAGTCTTCCGCCGTTCAACTTTATAGTCTTTTAGGGTTTCAAAGAGGGATTTCATTAAAAATTTCCATTCTTATATTCTTCGTAATGTTGAACATGGAGACATGGTCGGCAATAATCCCATTCTTTATAGAAATAAGCTCTTCCTAAGGGTGGTTCTTGATGTTTCCGTCTCTGCATTGGTTGTCTGCATTTAGGACATGGTCGGCTATCTATTGTTACTATTATATACTTTGTTTTTCTTTCTTTTTTATCTTCTTTAATCTTCTTCAGGACCGAAATTGGCTTGTAATTAAACAATTTTCGTATCTTCCTAGCCGCACTCTTAAATGAGTAGTTCTTTTCCCTAGATAATTGATGGATTTTCTCATGACAACCCCTACAAGTAGGAGCTATATTCTTTGCACTAGAGCCATCAACTATGTCTTTATATTTAAAATGATGTAATTCAATCCTGTCTTCGCCTCCACAACAATAGCATTTCTTAAAATAAGGTTTAATTTTTAGTTTTGCTTTCATCACTTGCCAAAACTCACTTTTAAGAAAATCCTGATAGGAAGTAAATCCGTAATCATTTAGTTGATTATTCCTATAAGTAAATTCTACTTTATTGAAGTTATACTTTAGTTTACCCATATATAGTGATGAACTTAGATTCTTGGCTAGCCCCCCTTTCCCCCCACAGAGTGTTGAGAAAGAGAGAAGCCAGAATCCAAGCATTATGAACTTGAGTTCTCTCACTCCACCCCGTGAGCAGGGAAGCCCCTTAGAAATTATTAAATTGACTATCGCACAAAAGAAATTATAAAATTATAAAAATAAAACTCCTAATTCACTTCTGGGGATAAGAGTGGGGATAAATCAAAAAGCGACCCTGTGAGGAGTCGCCTTCTGTGTTGAATTTCAATATTGGTCAGTTGAATCCATTAAGGAAACCTGACATTCATTACAATATCATAATATTACACCACAGTCAATAGTAAAACCCCCTTACTTATTCTTCCTATCGGTAATCGTTTTTAACCGATGGCAGTTAGGGCAAAGAACTTGTAAATTTTCTTTTGAGCTATTTTTTAAGAAATGGAATCCCCTTTTCAGGGAACTTAACCTAACAGGTATTATATGGTCTATATCAAAAAAACCAGGGGTTATATTTTTAACTTTACACCCCCGACAAGTAAAATTAGATTCCTCTATTAGCTTAATTTTTATAATGGAGTCTGGGAATCCCTGAATCCTATATTTACATTTTTTACATTGAGAAGCGTAGCCGTGTTTTTTACTACGGTTTCGTGTAAAATTAGAATTATTTAATAAGAAAATTTCCTTACAAATATAACATTTTCTTTGTCCTTTATTGAATAATTCTCTTGAGCCAAACATAAAGATACTCTAGCAAATAGATTGATAAAAAGAAACCCCCTGTCATTCAGGGGGTCTTTTCTTGTCTCTTGATTTTAAGTAAGTCATTACTAAAAATATTAAGGCAAGGATTCCGAGGGTGATTATTCCGTCCATTGTGTGCAGGTTTTGATTCATTATACCACCTAAAACAAAACCCCTTAAAAAGGGGGAGTTGAAGTGATGCAGGGGCTTTGTTGGTCGGTGGGTAGCAGGAAAATATTAAACTGCCACCCATTAAATCCTATCATACAAAAGAAAAAGACGGGCTTGATGCCCGTCCCCCTCCTGCATTGGGATAGCTAACCAGTAATACCAACCAGAGCGTCCCTAGCCTCACTACACGCCGACACGGCAATGTTTGCTTGTAATGTTTTAGGTCTTACAGCCTTTTCAGGAACGCCTTTCTTACTTTCTTTTATTATATTTTTTAATATCTTCTTCGGTTATTGGAATATAATAAACTTTATCTTCTTCAGAACAATAGACTGCATATTCAGTTGGAAAACCGTTTTTTGAATGTATTATTTTAGGAAAAACTATCTGTTTACTGTAATTCAGGTAGCCTGTTCTGGCTTCTAAAAACCTTGTTTTACCGTCTTTAATAGCAACTAAATCACAGAAACAAGCCGAACTTAAAGACCTGAAGACAGAATGACCTGTTTTCAATAAATCCACAGCAATCCTTAATTCAGAAATTGAACCTACTGTCGGAGCAGGAATATCCTTGAAATGCCCCCTCATTGAATAGATACCCTTTCTACATTTAATTGAACACAATTTTTGACCAGGCTGATTAGTAGTAAATTCCTTATTACAATGAATACATATCTTCGTCATAAGGTCATTATACCACTATATTAGACCTTTAGACAATAGTTTTAACCCCAGCATGACTCCGATGATGACCATGCTCCTAAGCCCCCAGATTTCATTAGTTTTAATCCATATTCAAAACTCTGTTCTGGGATATTCAAATCATATCCTAGACTTTTAGCCCTTTCTGTGTGGTAATGAGTATTCACTTGAAGGAGACCCATATCCACACCAACTTTAGCTTTTCTTCCTATAGCGTTTATATTGTATTGACTCTCACACGAAACAATTTTATCTAATGTAGCATAATCCAATCCATATTCTTTAGCTTTCTGTTTAATCAATAAATCAACAGAAATCACTTGTATTTCTGGCTGGGTCATAGCTGAAATCTCAAGCCCAGACGATGAAATAGAGGCGATTAAAGCCCCGATAGTTATTAAATTTATCATAGATTATTTACTGTAGCGTTGACTTGGGTTCAATTTGAAATAAATTGCCAAAGCCGAGAGGACTGCCATGAGAGGTTCGTAAACCGCTCCTAAAGGCTCTCTGATTCCTTCAATACCCGATACAGCAAACATGAGGACAATCGTCCAAGCTGTCCTGGACGAAATTATTGTTTTTATTGTATTCATTGTTTTTTTGGTTATTTAATAAATGCTATTCCTCTTCAGGACAACAATCATTTCCAACATTCCTTTCATAAGGCTTCTGCTCTTCGTGTTCAGGCTTTACGATTTCTTGTCTGAAGTCGCTAGTTTTCTGACCACAGTTTCCACAATTAACCTCTTTTTTTTTTGCCATAATTAAATTTTTAGTTAATTTATAATCCTTCTGATGTTTGGAAAGATGTTATCCGTCCAAACCCCTTATGGGGTTTTCCTTTTGGGTCTCGCCGACCCTCCCAGGCTGTCTTAATTATATCCTATTCAGATGGCAAGTCTATAGGAGGTGTGGATATTTCTTCTAAATTTTCGCAGTCAATTAGATATTTGGATTTAGTGCAAACAGGGCATTTATCCTGATGACCGATTCTTCGCATAGTGCAAATAGCCAAGTGGTGCTTGGCTTCAGATACGGTCTCTGGTATGTAATTCATTTGATAAGTGATTTTAAGTAGTTTGTTAAAGTGGCAATCGTTCCTTTCAAAGTCTGAATTTCAGTCTTTTCTTGACCACACTTATCATTATTCACCACAACTTCTTCTTTCGTCAAATCAGTTATCCACACATCAGTTAATTTAGACCCAGGACATGACTTGTATGGCTGGGTGTTATCCCATGTCTTCCATTGAGTTATATTCTTACCTTGAGCCCCCTCTTTAGCGAGGCTGTAGGTGGCAAAGAAGCGGTGTCCTACGACATTAGATGGGAAGATGAGGTATTGCTTCATTTTCTGCTGGATAAGCATTTTAAGAGACTTTAATTGAGATTCAGAGATAGGTTGAATATCCATATTTCCTGCTAGACAAATGCCTATACTTGTGGTGTTCTTGGTCTTAGTATGAGCACCATCTTCATTGTCTTGGCGAGCTTGAATAATTTGACCATCTCTCTCAATGAAATACTGATAACCACACCCACCCCAGCCAAGTGATTTGTGGTAGCTATCTACTATTTTGAAGCGTTTAGCGTTGTCCTGAATTGCAACAGAAGGAGCTTCGTGATGCAAAATCAAAAACTTTGGAATATTTATTACCATTGGTGTATAATTAAATTATGAATAAAAAAGAACTGGAATACCATAGAAATTGGAGAGAAAATAATCGGAACAAAATTAACAAAAACGCCAAAAGATACCGTAAAAGGCATTTGGAAGTATGCCGCAAAAGAACTCGTCTTAGCCAGATAAGAATTAACAACCTTAAACGATTTGGTGGATTTCGTATGGAAGTTTTGCAACGGGATAACTATAGGTGCAAAAAATGCAACAAAGATGTCTCTGGTAAATACATGGCGGAAGTTCATCATATAAATCAGATTAAAACTGACCATAGAATGAAAAACTTGATAACGCTTTGTAAGGCGTGTCATCATCTTCGTGATACTCACCCTAATTATTGGCAATGATTTTTGTGTATTCATTTTAGTTTTTTAGGCTTATCTTCTAATTTTTTCTTGTTCAATGCGGTTGGTGCATAGAGAGAAGTTTCACTAGATTTCTTTAATATAGGTGCTTCACCCCTAATTTTAGCACGAATCTCTGGTGTTATTTTTATACCCTGCTGAATAGTTTTCTTTGGGAAGATGTTGAAGGTTTTCTTATAATTTTCTGGTAACTTATCTAACGCCTCCTGCATATTTTCATAATCTCGTTCTATTCTTGCCCCACCTTTACTTTGAGGTTCAAAATATACACTATCAGTAAGAACATTCTTTTCTACAGCCTTAAATTCTCCGTTTCCAAGAATGTCTGTAACTATCCAATCCTTGGCATCATTGCCAGAAATTTCCATTCCAACTTTAAGTTTTTGATAGACTTCTGGTTTATCCATCATTAAAGCAGAACCACGATACCCCTCGCCAGGAATACGGAAGCCTTCACTATTTACCTTTTTCTCTATTGGTAATCCCATATCTAGCTTCTCTACTTTCGCCCCTGTTAAGTCAGATACGATATTTCCTACTTGTTTGTCATAGAGGTTGTTAGCCCATTCACCGCCGAATTTAAGACCTTCGCCTGATAGAGAACCTTTTTCTCCAGACATTACTTTGTCAGCTAATCCTTTGCCGAGAACTTCGTCTAGTTTTTTACCTTTAAAATCTCCATTAGATGAACTATAAACATTTCCATTTGGTTCAACTTTTAATTCAATATATCCACCTTGATTTGGTCTGATACTTATTTCTTTCATTTCGGTATAGCTATTTTTACCCCAGACAACTTTATCAACCTGTTTAGCCAAATTATATCTAGCACTTGTTTGTTCTCCATTTATCCAAGCAAAATATTCAGCGTCAGAGTCTACTGCGTCTTTTAAGGCTCGTTTGATAGAGAGTTCTGTCCAGTTTTTGAGAAGGGGGTTGTTGGGGATAGCATCACGATTTCTTTCTTTCATCATATTTGCTATCGCTTCCTCTCGTGTCTTTCCATTGAATTGAAAATCCTCATCTGGTAGTTTTATTGAGTAAACATCACCATTCTTAAACTCTTTCGTTCCCTTTGGAAGTTCTGTTGTTTGAAAACCTTTACTCCTTCCCTCCCTCGCCCAATCACTCTGTAATTCTTCTATAAAAGCAACCTTCTTGCCTTTATAGGTTCTTTCGTTTATGCGAAGGTGGGAGATGACACCTTTTTCATCCCAATGAGACGACTGGAAGCGACTATCGTCAGTATATTTGTTGGTGCTTTCAAGTAGTCTGTCTCTTTCTGCTTTCGTAATTTTCCCAGCATCAAAATCAGCGAATGCTTTTTTAGTTATTTCACTTGCTTTTTTGGGACTGAAATCTTTACTTCTCGGTGCTTTAATCAATATCTCTTTGTAGTTCTTGCCATCAGGCAGTTGGTATTGGGAGTATTTAGGTGGCCTTGTCCCTATAATATCTTTTCCACTTACAACCTCACCAATCTTTCCACTTTTACTTCCCATTATAGTCTCCTCTGTCCCTTTTAATTCAGGGGCAAAGTCTTTAGCTTCATTTTTAATAGAGTTATTTTTAATATTTTCATATTGATTTTTAGATACTATATATTCTCTACCATCTTTAAGAAGTGTCTTACCACCCTTTTCATAAGCAGTCAATACTTCATCTTCAGGAATCGTTACTTTTTCACCAGACAGCGTAGTTACCTGAACATCTCGCTTTAGTTTGATGTCTGGTTTTTCACTACCTGTTTGTTTAAGTTCTGTTGCTATTTTATTCAGAGCAGTCGGCTTGTTTACATTCTCCGCTATTTTAGGGATAGCTCCCTTAGTTAAAGACGGAGGCTGGTTCTTTCCAACTTCTTCAATAGAAAGCCCAATTTTAGGATTTTTTATATATTCTCTAACTGCATCGTCTACTACTAGATTCTCTTTCTGAATCAGCTTATACAAAGCGTTTCTGATGGCAGGATTCTTTTCAAGCAGAGTTTGAACCATAGGTTTGGAAGCCCCTGCAAGCCACGCCGCAACACGGGTTTTGAAAGCAGTAGAACCCAAGACCTTATCAGCCATAGCACCTCCTAGACCTGCCAAAATGACAGGCACAGTAGCTCCTCCTGAAGCGATGGCAGAGATGACAGCAGTCGCCGCTCCAAGGTGAGATTTAAGCGATAAGACATCTTGCCTAGCTTCAATTTTATCCCTATATTTAGTAGCAATTTCAGCAGAAGTCAGGTCAGCGTATTTCTCGTTCAGTTTCTTCAAACGAGCACCCTCTTGAGGGCTTATAAGGTCAGCCGTAGCGTTCATCTTAGTCTTTATGTCTCCATAGATTCTCTTGAGAGTCTTGTTGACCACCTTGTCATCAGAAGCATTGCCAGTCCATTTTGTAATATCTCCTACGATTCTCTTCAAATCAAAAGCTTCTCCGAAACTGGCATTATCAAGATTTCTAGTAGCAATCTCTGTGCCATCAGGGAGAGTCTGAACTCCCAGCAAATCTTTCCTAACATCTTCAAGACGATTTATAAGAGCATTGTTTGTTCTTGGGGCTTGCTTGGCATTTTTGATTTCTTCATCAATATGCTTCAAAGAATCAGACAATTTTAATGTTTGAGTTTTAGGTCTCTTTGCTTCCAAAGATTGATTTATTGCACCGATTTCTTCTCCGACTTTTTCCTTAGAAATCTTAATCTTGTCAGCAAGTTCATCTAAGTTGTTAGCAATAATTCCTTCTTCTGCTACAGCTCTGCCAGGATTCTTGCCATAACTGAAATCTTTAAGAAGAGGTTTGACCAAGCTATTTATCAAAAGAGAAGCAGATTTTGGGGCGGCGGCTTTTAATCCAATTCCTAATCCTTTTGCTACACCAATACCTCCAGGAATTGCAATAGATAGAGCAGTTCCGAGACCAGGCTTAAATGCTTCTGCTCCAGTTTTTCCTTCTTGGAGATTTTGAGAAACATCAAGTCCATATCCAAGCGGAGCAGTTTGAGCCACATTCAATGCAGTATCTTTGGCGACTGTTCCAAGTTTTTGCAATGGAGTTGATGCTTTATATGCTTCTCTTGCAACATTAGCTTCTTGAGCTGTTTTTCCAAGACCTCTTGCGAGACCTAGTCCTTTTACACCTTTTAATGCACCTACACTAAGCATTTCTACCCCTGTTCCCAGGGCTTCTCCAGCAATTTGACCGCCAGTTTTATTGATTACTTCACCTGTGAAATCTTCAAGTTTTGGAGTTGATTGAGTGTGGCTAGTCAAAGCGTCCATCAATTTTGTGGTGTCTTGCCCTAATTTCTTTTTATCATTTATAGCCTTAATAAGCTTGGATTGAATGTCAGTATGGCTTTTTAAGGACTCTGCATACTTATCCGCATTTTCAGGTGCGGCAATAGACTCACCGATTGTTTTACCGAATCGTTGTGTGTTACCAGTAAATATCTCACCAACAAGCCCACCTTTTACAGTAGGTGCTTTTGGAGTTTGATACTTGGCTTTATAAGCTCCCACAAGGGAATCAATAGAAGCAGTATCGCCCTTAGACTGCAAATCCTTGATGGCATTTGCTAATTTGTCTCTTGTTTCTTGTGTTTCCATAGTTTTATAATCCGTATTGGCTTAATATTGAATCAGTATTACCTCCGCTTCCTCCACCTGGAAGCTTGATTTTCTGACCGATTTGAAGCTGGTTAGGATTGATTCCTGGATTAGCTGATTGCAGGGCTTGAACTGTCGTGCCCATACCTTGAGCTAGTTTATAGAAGGTATCACCTGCTTTTATGGTGTAATCACTACCACCGCCACCTCCAGGAGGAGCAGATTCAGGCACAGTGTAATCAGTTATAGTCCTTGATTTTCCAGCGTAAGCATCTTGAATCTGCCTATCATATTCAGCTCTAGTCTGCTTATATTGATTCGTGATGGTATCTACTTTAGGCTTCAGGGTGTTCAACATCTTTTGCTTCGCATCAGCAGTCAAAAAGTTTGTATTACTGAAGATTCTTGCGGCAAAGAAGCCGAAGTTATCAGCCCAAGTTTGAGCATATTTCTGAATCGTATTATATTCACCTTCTCGGACTACAGAATTAGGGTCTTGAATCTTGGCGAAGGCATAGATGAAGGCAATATCATCAGCAGGAGACTTCGTATTGACTCCTATTGATTTTATGGTCTGATAACCTTCTTGAACTGTGTTGTAATTTTTTACGATAGGTTCATTATAAAATGCTCCAGCAATAGAATTTACTGTGGAATTTATTTGAGCAAGAGTTAAACCGCCAGTTCCATTTCCAGTAGCTTTGGCTTTTCGGTTTGCATCAGCATTTTGGTAATCATTAAATGAACCCGTGAATCCTTGGCTCTTAGCATATTCATATTCTTGAGCTGAAGCAGGAAGAGAAGTCTTTGCTTCATCACCAGCAATCATCTTGTAACTTCCATCAGACTGCTTTTGGTAAAGACTGTCTCCAAGTTTTACAGGAGCAGATTCAGCATTTTTAGAATCCAAAAGAGTTTTAGCATAATCAAATTTTGCCTGACCAGTCGTGCCAGCAAATTGTTCTGCTTCTTGAGCGAGTCCAACATCTCCTTGAAGCCTGTTAGCTTCAGTCTGTGCGACTTTACTTACATAAGCTTGCTGACCAGTTACGAACCCCAGAGGAATTCTTTGATTTCCAATATCAGCAAGAGACTTGTCTTTTTCTGCAATGAAGTCTAAGTATTTCTTTTTCGCCGCAGAAGTTTCACTGGATTTGGCAGTCAGAGAATCTATATAGTCTTGATACGCTTTTGTATAAGCAGAAGTGTCAGGAGCAGTGGCAGTTGCTGTCGGAGTTGCAGTCGGTGCTGGAGTTGTAGGAGTAGCAGTAGCTTTTAACTTTCCTGTAACAGGGTCATAATCCCCTGGAATCGTGCTATATCCTTGGTTTGCAGTTGTTGATGGAGCAGGAGTGGTAGTTGTTTTAGGAGCAGTTGTCGGTGCTGGGGTTGTAGTCGCTGGAGGTCTTGTAGTAGGTAACGGCAATGTAGTAACAGGAGCAGGAGTTGTTACTTTTGGAGCTACTGTTGGAGCTGGAGCAGGCTTATTTAACATACCCAAAAGCTGTGTGTTTTGAGCCGCCGTTCCCGTATAATTAGAAATTCCACTTTTAGCCGCCAACTTTGCACGACTATTGTAATCGCTGGCTTGTCCAACGCTATTTAAGTAATCTACTATTGATGTTCCTGTGTATGCCATAAATTTATTATATTATAATCTGTTAAAATCCGCTCGCATCAATCTCCCACGGACTGAAAGCACTTCCCTGTGGAACAATCGGCAGATTGCCGAATGGTCTCAAGTAAGAACCTTCAACGGTCTCTCCTTCATTTTCAAGCATCTGCCCGATTATTCCGCCGTATTCTTTTGAAAGACCAGCCTCTACGCCTCCGTCATACATTCTCCAATACATATTGGATTTATTGAGGTCGCTTTCATTCTGCCAGTAGATTGCAGAAGCTCGGTAAAGAGGAGCTACATCGTAAGCTTCAGGGATAAGAGACATCTGACCTATCGTGTAAGTGAGAGATGCCGCCGCTATTGTTGTTCCGTTATAAGGTTTGACAAGTTCAAGATGTGTGGTATCAGTTACAGATGCGATTTCATACCATCTGTTATCTCCTGAATTCGCCGCATCAGAATCATCTATTTTTATGAATCTTCCAACCATTGAAGCGTTCCAAGTCGTGCCTGAACCTGTTACTGTTTCATCTCCGTTCGTTACTGAAACTATAGTGCCAGCCGTATAATCAGCAATGCTCAAATCTATGGTGTTCAACCTTCCACGCATGAATATAGTATTTCCAGCACTTGAAGAAGATGGAGCTAATAAAACCTGGTTATTTCCCTGCCTATAGTAAAAGAGTGGAATATCGCTTTCAGCCATTCTTGAAGCAAGAATCCACTTCCATTTATCAGCATCATAGACTGGAAACGGAGTATAAATTACGGCTGTCGCACCAGAGCCAACTTGAACATATAAATCCATAAGCTTCCTTAATTTTGCTGGAACTTGATAGGCTTGCTGTGATGCACCAGTCAAAACTGTCGGCACAGATTCTAACCACCACCATGTTCCATCTCTGATGTTATTTACTGTCCTTATGGAATCATTCACAAGCTGTGCTCCCAGCGTCAAGTTAGCCGCCAGAGTATTCTTGGTCATAATTCCGTAATCTGTTTGGTATTGTGAAAAGCTCTTCAAAATATTACTTTGATACTGACACTAATTCCATAAAATATGGACTTAGCCGTTTCTCTTCCGCATACTTTCTTGGGTGGTGTGCGTGGCATAAAGTGATGCCATTGTTAATCTGGTAACGTAATTCGGGATAGTCTCGCCAGCTCAAAATATGATGAGCTTCTATCCTGCCCTTGCAATTTGGATTTGCTATCTTACACTTCCAATTATCTCGTAGCCAAACTTGCTTTCGCCAATCCTGATAAGCAGAACTTAAATGATGCCTGTCTGATTTTTTTAATTGAGTTCTGTCTTTCTTGTAAGCTGGACTATTTTCTCCTGTGCAATTTCTCCCAAACCAGTGATGTTTTTCTCCCGCCATAAATCCCTTATTTCCTTTGTTCCAAGTAGATTTTCCTCTCATTGATTTACCAAAACATATTTTACTACAATATTTTTGTCTTGTTTTTTTGCAAACTGGTCGCTTGAATTCAATTTTACATTCATTGCAGATATGTTTCATTTCACCTCCTTTCCAATTTGAACTTCTTTCTCCTTTTAAATTGGCTGATTTCAAAGCATTAGAAATTTTCATTCTTGTTTCTGGAGAATGTTTCTTTCCTAAGTGCATTTTGTGTCCCTTTTGAAATAAAGCCATAAAATTATATCATTTCAAAATAAATAATAATAAAAGAATTCCCAGCCGAACTTGATTCAATCGTCAGAGAATTTCCTTTCGTAACTGTCGTGTTAGCAAGCGTATCTTCACCCACCAATACCCCTGTAACCGTTCCTTTTGCTATTACCGATACTGTCGCTCCGTTATTCTTCAGCGTTATATTTCCTGCCGTAGTGTCCTTAGCAATGGAAACGACTGAAGTGATAATGAAATTACCAGGAGCAGGAGAGCCGAAAACATCAATAACATTTGTGCCATCAGTGGGAGTTACGACCACATGATAAGAGAACGGGAATCCAGTAACTGCTGAAAATTGAATCTTAGGCAGATTAGATTCATTATGAGTATGATAAGGAGCTCTAAAAGACTTCATTAAAGAGCCTATCTGAATCTTTACTTCTTCGGCTATTAAATTTTTGATATTATCAGCCATTATCGTATTCTTAATTGATTAAGTCTCACCATCGTTCCTCCTGACCCGACAGAGGAGCAAATTGCTTTGACTTGCACCCACTGGGCATCTTGAATATTTATCGTGTAAACATCGGAATAAATATTATTAGAAGCATTGCCTGTTGTTGTGCCTACTTGTGTCCAAGCTTGGTTAATTCCTTTTCGGACATAGAGGGTAATAGTGTCTTGGGCTGAAATAGGAGTGTCAGTTCTCCATTCAAGGTCTCCAAATGTCCGAGAAAAGATTTTAGTTCCAACTGGAATAATATCACTTATAACAAGAGCATAACCTGATGCTGTGGGATTACCTGTAGTTCCTTCTAAATCCCAACCGTATGTTGAAGTTGCACCATCAAACCAGGCAAAGTTTACAGACATACTATTTTGAGCTGTAAGAATTCCAACTACGCAAGTAATGTTAACAAGCCCATTTATAATATCTCCATAAGAACCTCCTGAAAATCGGTTTTCAATAATCAATCTATCTGCTTTAGGTTCATAAGAATACAAAGCTGAAGCTCCATTAAAATTGACTCCGAAGAAAAGTCTGCCTCTTGCCACAGTGCAGTTATATGAGAAGGTGGTGCTATTTGTCGGGAATAAGGTAAGAGGATTTCCTTCAATGAGGAAAGCTGAAAGCGTAGCATCTGTAAACAAGCTATCGGGAATCTTGAACGCAAGTTCAAGAGATGAACCGTTAGTTACATAGCATCTGCCTCTATTGCCTACGAAAATATAGATAAGGTTATTCAAGTTCACCAAATCAACTATCCTAATATCGGGAATAAGGAGAGGAAAATCAAAGGTTTCAGCAATTCTATCCCAGGTATAAAGTTTTGAATATCCTCGTTGAAAAGCAGTAGTGCTGTAAGGATTTACGCCAATAACCAATTTCTCATTCAGTTCTTCAAGAGCAATCGGCTCTTCCATTGAAGGAAAATCAAGAGCTTGCGTATTGAATGAGTAATTTGTAGTTGAAGAAGAGGTAGCTGGGTTGCCAGTATCACCGAACAAAGCTTGTCCTGGTCGGGGTCTTAATGAGCCTATAAATCCTAAGTTTTCTTGAGATACCGAGAAATCATCATCAAAATCAGTCCAATAAAGAGTATTATCTTGACCTACAAGAGTATCTCGTCTTCGTGAATAAGCCGTAGTAGCTTCAAGGGTTTTCCAACTATTAGACCAAGTTCTTGAAGCTAGGGTGTTTCTTAAATCACCGAATACATCAATAACATTATTTCTAAAGACGAAGAGCCAGTTTGCAAAGACTGCAATGCCATTACCTGAAGCATTAGTCAAGGTATTTCCGACAATAAGTTGCCAGTTATCTCCTCCAGTAGCATATCCACGACCCCATACTTTTCCATTACTGTCAACAGTATAGATAATCTGGGTTCTAGGGTCAATAACAGCTTGTTTCATTTCGCCCATATTTACGCTATTTATTGTATGAACACCAGTTCCTGCATCAGTAATATCAATAGCTGTGCCTGCAATAGCGTTGGCAAGAGTTGTGGCAACTTTAGCTGTGGTTGCTCCTGTAGTAATCAAAAAGTAAGTTGTGGCAAGAGAAAGACCAGCAGGAAGTGTTCCCGTTGTGGTGAAAGTAACAGCTACATAAACGGTCTGGGCAATAGCAGAAGCATAAGTAATGACATCGGTTGCCGCAACAGCCGTAAAAGTGTATGCAAATTTAGCTGGAGAAGTCTTGGTTGCTTCAGGTTTAATTTTAGCAATTCCAGGAGTATCTTCCACATTCATACCACGAATATCCTGAAGTCCTGTATGTGGAGAAGAAGCAATACCTCTTTCCCAGCCCTCAATGACGATTTCTGGTAATTTTGTTCTTGGATTGTTTTCTATTCTGTAAGACATAATTTTTTATTTAATAAATCCCTATCTCTTTCCTTATGAGCCCAACCTAACTCATAAACTTCATCTAATGGAAAGCCTTTGGAAAAATGATAATGGTGCACGATTGCCGTGTGTGCTCGTTCTGCTTCTCCGAGTTTCTTTGCTTTCGCCCAGAGAAGATTATCCACTCCTATGTGGTGGAAATCTGTATCAAAAATATCTCCGCCAAGCTTCTCAATCAAATCTCGCCTAATCATAAAATGCTCGCAGATATTCCCTTCATCTGGCAGGATTTCTCCTGTATTGAAGGCAATCAATCCCTTGTCGCTCTTCAAGGCTTCCCTTATAGAAGAAGAGGTAAACTCTATATCATTTGAAGCAAATACTATGTAATCTCCAGTAGCCTTTGTCAATAGATTCTTAATCATCTTTGGCACGCCAATCTTCTCGGTATCTTCCTCTTGGATAACCTCAATCAATTCCTTTGGATAATCAAGGTTTTCAATGGATTTTAAGACCTTTTTAACCCCTTCAAGACGACCTAAAGTAGGCAATAATATAGAGATTTTAGAGTGCAAACGAGCCTTATCTGGGGCTACAATCTCATACGCCCACTTGAGCAGATTGTGCGGAATATCCTTATAATAAGGCTGATAATTGGCATAAAAGCTTCCTTGAGGTATCTGAAGTGCCGCAGTTGCATAGGCGATTGTTTGCCATGGCTGGGCATTTTTCATGTCATAAGTAGCGTAAAATTCAGCCAATTTCATCAATGGCTCTCGTCTCATTGGTTCAATATGAAACGCCTTTGTAAACCAGCTCACAGCCTCTTCAGGCTCTTTGAGATGGATATAACACTCACCAATATGAATCATGGATTGGCTCTTTTCCACCTGCCATTTGTTCATTTCTATGTGCCTTTTGAACTCTTTTATAGCTGAATTAAAGCGTCCTTCATACATCATTTCACGGGCAAAATAGTGTGAATTTCGGTCATTTTCAGGGTTTATATAACAATCATAAGCAAGACCTTTTAAGTAGCCTTTGCGGTTAGTTTCAGGATTCTGCCAGTGTTCTAACTTAATAACTGACTCTTCAAGATACTGTCTTTTTACATTTCCTTGCAAGACTTCGTGGATAACTCCGACCCATTTAGCCTTCTTTCGGTGATAAAACTTAGAATGTAGGAACTGAACGATAGGATTTCCCTCCTCATCGTGGGCAAAAACAAACTGATATTCAAGCTGTTCAGCCCCTTTTTCAATGGCATCATTGATTCTGTCTATGTCAAAACTGGTGAATATTTCATCACAATCAGGGGTCCCAATCATGTCATTTGAGGCAAATTCAGCTATATAATTGCGAGCTGAAGCAAAGTTAAAGAGAGTATCTCCTTCCTTAATAACAGGAGCTTCTTTGTTTATTATAAATCTATAGTTAATCTTTTCAGCCATAGCAGAGTCAATATTAAGTCGGAATTTATCGCCAACCTCATGGACAATACAGCCTAATTCTCTCGCTTTTGAGGCAGTTCCATCAGTAGAACCAGTGTCTAAAAGCAGGATTTCTCCGCCTCTTTTTTGGAATTCAGAAAGAGAATCAATTAACTTCGGTAAAGTTTTTGATTCATTTCTTGCTATTAAACATATATCAAATAATGGTTTCATTTTATTTCATTGATATGGGTGGATTATCTGAATTATCAGGAGCACCTCCACCCGAACCTATTGTAGCTGTTAATCCTCCCGTTACATCTATTGCCGAAGTAGCATTATTTCCAATATTCCCTGCACCATCATTTAATGGAACATAAAAAATCAAACCAGGCTCATTAAATGCCACTCTACGAAATCTATAAGAAGCAATTTCTTCTAATGTTCTAACATCATTCCATATTCTAACTTCAGCTAAATCACCTGTATAAAGACGACTATTATTTTCTGCCCTAACCCCAAAAGCAAGTAATTCAGCCGTTGCAGTAGTTCCTGATATAGTTCCTGTTCCAGTTTCTGTTTCTTGAACCCCATCTACATAGATTTTACAACCTGTAGCATTTCCTCCCCCGTCATAAGTTACGCATATATGATGCCAAGTTCCGTCTATTACATCTGTTGAACCGACACGAGTAAATCCAATATCAATGGTATTGTAAAAATCAAAACGTATAAAGTCATTTGTGGCTTGAAATCCTACAGCCCAACCCTCTCCTTTATTAAGACCATCTTGCTTGTTTACCAACATCATTTGCGTTGCAGATTGGGAACTTTTCATCCAAAATTCAATGCTAAAAGTATCAGTTGGATTAAAATCCAGATTATCCCCGTAGGTTATTTTATCAGTATTCGCAGCATTAAAATTAACAGCCATTAGATTTCTCTTACTTTAACTAATAATTCTAACGCTTCATCTTTCTCTTCAGCCGTCAGCGTGTCAATCTTTGCTTTCAATTCCTGAAGTCTCACTCGGTCTGCACTGATGGTATTATCTTCCACAGGAATTTCAGCTTCCAATCTCTTCAGCTCATCAATTCCGTCCTGGGTAATCCAAACTCTCTTGAATTCATAGCCGTCATCTTTAAGCTCCACAAAGTCTTTCAAGCCTTCCACTTCTTCAGGTGTAGAGCCAGATTTGGAAGCAACCTTGTGAGAATAAACTGCCTTATCCTCATTCGTGATTTCTGATTCGTATAAAGTTTTAAGTATTTCGTATTTCATTAGCTTATAGTTAACATTATTCCCAATAATCTTGCATCTGCCGCCAATGTATCAGCGACATCTCTTGCGACCTTTATTTGAAGCATATCGGTAGCCGTCCAACCAGTAACAGTAAGAGCACCCGATATGATATGAACATCACCAGTTGCAATCAGAGCGTCAGTAAATGCGTCAGTAGCCGCAGTCGGAGTAGTCGTAGCGTCCCAGACTTCATCATTCGTAGGAGTTCTTGTCGTAACATTCCATATAACAGTTTGAGTGGCAGTTCCAGCATCAGCAGTCCATATAATTTCTACCGCCGCCGCCGAGAAGGTTAAACCTGTCGGAATCGCAATATTCCAATAAGCAGATTCAGAAGTAGTCTGGTCAAAATCCAAGACGAATGATACCCAGTTCGTTCCGACTTTCTTGTTTAGAGCACCGAAGTTTGTGTTAGGGAGAGCAGATGCTACAGGGTCAACCCAATAGGCAAATCCTGCACCAGAGCCTGACGCTCCCGTATATCCAGTGTAACCTGTCGCACCATTTGCTCCCGTATAACCAGTATAGCCCGTGTAGCCAGTTGCTCCAGTGTAACCCGTGTAGCCTGTATAACCTGTGAAGTTACCTGCACCTGTATAACCAGTGAATCCTGTAGCACCCGTATAGCCCGTATATCCAGTGTAACCTGTAAAATTTCCTGCTCCAGTGTAGCCAGTATATCCTGTGAATCCAGTGAATCCTGTAGCACCCGTAAATCCTGTATAACCTGTATAACCAGTAGCACCTGTAAATCCAGTTGCTCCAGTATACCCCGTGTAGCCAGTAGCTCCCGTATAACCAGTATATCCAGTCGCTCCTGTATAGCCCGTATAACCCGTAGCACCTCCAACCGAAGAAGTTTTAAGTCTCCCCGTAACAGGATTCACACGAAGCATACGCACTTCTTCAGCCGCATCATCGGTGATGCCTCCTACGACTACTACGAAATTGGGGTCTCTTTTTAGTATTTCATCTGCCATAATGTTAAATAATTATTCTATTAAAAGTGCCCCGTTCGCATCGGTTCTGATAGGCACAAGCGTTACTCCGTCAACATCGGATATTCCGTAATAAGTTGGCACAAAATTCGGGTCTCTCTTGTCTTGCGTCATAACCGTTGGCGTTTCACCTCCCGACACAACTTCAATCAATAAGGCATTAGTAGAAGGGTCTACCTTGAAAGGAAGAGCAGTGATGTTATCAACGCTGTTTACCGCTCCTGCTATAGTCTTATGATTTTTGTCTCGGTTAAGTGTTGCCATGGTTATTCTTTATGCCAAATTACTTCAAATTCTCGGTTACGCCTGTTGCCTGGCATTGTGTTCTGACATTGAATT